GCGTTTGGATTCAGCTTCGTAATGATATATTTTTCCTTCCATCTTTCCCAGTCTCTCCCCGGCACTTATTTTGCAGGCGTTCAACCTCTGCTCCGTTGCATTAACCTTGGACTTAACCGGAATTATAATAAATCCAGTTATTATATTAAAAATACCGAGTATCCCGGCAACAATCCAACCGATAGTGTTGTGGTCATGTTCGAGCATATTATTATTTCCAATATTCGATTTCTACAACAACCCCGGCGGCGGAGAAGCAACGAAGATATACAACCGAAGAAGTTGTGATAGACGGAGAATAATAAATACCCCCTGATTTTATGGTCCAATAAGAACTGACGGTCCCTCCAGACGCAAAGGAAACCCTTACATCATTGGCGGATTGACATTGTATCGAAAACCCTTTAACTCCCCGACCAAGCGAGACAGAATATTCGGTGTCAGCGAGAGTCAAGGTGGTTTGATACGTTGTGCCCATAGCTGTCTGGGAATAAGACATCCCGGCAGCCGAGAGGAGGAAGACAGCCAGTAGAATAGATAAAAATATCTTTTTCATAGGATGTCCCTTTTTGAAAAAAACAGAGGAAGGGGGACACCCGAGTTTCCCCGGGCGTCCCAAAGCAAGGAGGCACCTTCCAATGTTAATTGTGGTTTTGACCCTGATTAGTTGAGGGTTAGTTCCCGGATACAGTTCGGCATAATCTTGCTATAGCCATGACTCTCCGAGATTACCATCTTGTTGAACTGACGGCTGATGATTTTCTCGGTTTCCACGAGATCAGCACCAACTTCGACAATCCGCTCCATCGCATACTGCTTGTTGATTCCAAGAATCTTGTTCTCGGGGAGCGACTCGTTATAAACGAGACGGTAGTTGTTCCAGAAACTCTGGACCAGATTGAAACTCGGTCCATCCGGACCCTGCTTCATCGCAGACAGAACCTGAAAAGGATCAAGGCTCGGCTTCGCCATCGTGACGAGTGTCAGGAGGGTCTGCTTGTTCGCGACGAGGGTGGTCAGGCTATAAGGATAGAACCTCATTGCCCAAGACAGGAACCCACGGAAGGAAAGGTTTCTCGGAGTGGCGGAAGCGACCGAAGACGCATCCTCTCCGCCAGCACCATTGGCGTTGGTCTGATAATCATCAGCCATACCATCCCGAAGGACCTTAATGGCATCATCAGCTTCACGCAGCCGGTTCTGTTTCACGATAATGGTAATAACCGTGGTCAGTAAGTCCAACGGACACCGACGAATAAACTCATAGGTGGTATTAACAGCCACACCGTATTTGAAGACACGGTCAGCTTCGTCCGCCCATGTGATAGTAGCTTCAGGGAAAGCAGCCCCTTCCGCTACACGCCGTTTGAGAACATCGTCCTCATCCCAGCTTATCCGTACACTTTCATATACAGAGCCGGTGATGTTCCGGGTGTTACCGATAAGCTCGTCCACGGTGTCCGGCTCGAAGATCGCCATCCGCGCAACGCGGTTGATAAACTCCGGGAATAGAATAGCCGATTCCGGAGTATTACTCTGGAAGAACCGCGAACCGTCACTGGCGGAAATGCCGGCTGACGGAATGGCGTTGGCTACGATCCCGAACCGCTGCATCTGGCGCTCGAAAGCGTCGAGTCCGGTGATCTGTCCGTTCGCATCGCGATCAGACGGGTCGGCCTCTTCCAGAAGAGCAGTCAGGCTCATTTTTCTGTCAGCCGCAGTAGAATACATTTGCGGTGACAACTTGATATCCTTGGGGTCGTGACGAACGATTTCAATTCTGTGTCCCTCGGGAAGGGTTACAGCTTTGTTCTCGGCGTCAAACACCCGAATTTTGATGTCTTTCTCTTTCATTATTCAAATCTCCTTAAAGATTTTGGGTGGTTACGCCTGCGTCAGTCGAGACGGACAAGGGCGAGTAGGTTAGTGCTATCAATAGAATAACACAGATGGCGTCCGGCGGCGTCGTCGGTCTTGATGTATCCGGCGGTTGCTCCACCGATGACCTTGGCTCCGACAGTCGGAGTTGTTCCGGCTACAAAAGGAAGCCAGCAATAGCCCCTCTCTTGAACCGAACACATCCCGTCGTTTTCATACTTGGTATAACGACCGGAAATCTGGTCGTCAGCGGTTACGTTGGCTACGGTAATCCCGGTTCCAACAGTATATCCTGACGACGGTTTCACAGCATTTCCAACCGCAGAAGCGGTCAGAGCCGTGGCGAAGGTTACAAAAGGTTCTACAAGAATCCCTTCATAAGCAGCTCCTCTAAGCATAGGAATAGTCATTGTTATATCTCCTAAATATTTGGTTTCCTAATCAGTGAGAATTAACCCACCTTATAGGCTTCTGCGGGGACAACGTGAATCTTCGCGGTGGAAGTCGGTATGTCATCCTCAGTTCTGGTTTTGCGACCCGGGTCCAGTTTCGCATCGGCGGTTTTGGTAAAACTCGCGATAGAAGCCTTTATGACCTTTAGGTCAGTCTGTTCGGTGAGGAAAGCACGCCAATGCTCTTCATCGAACTCATTTCCGTTGGCGCGGACACCTTCTTTGATGGCCGTCTCAACGAGATCACTCTTGTAGGTCCGGCCCGCTTCGGCTTCCACGGTCAGGGTGGCGATAGCCTCTACTGAGCGAAGTTCCTCGGGGATGGATTCTACGAGAGCGAGTTTGTCTGATATGTCAGCAGTTGAAGCCTCAAGTGCGCCAGCGATTTCCTGACGAACAGCCTCAACATCTTCAATCCCTTCAACCTTGCGGTCGTCGAGTTTCAGAGTCGGGAACATATCGGATAAACCACGGATAAATTTTACTAACTCTTCCATAGTTTTCTTCTCCTCTCTTTTTGGGTTTCCCTCTGGATCAGTATTGACCGGAGGTGTTGGAATTATTGGTGTTTTGTTTAATACCCTCGTTCCATAAACATACTCAAGGGCTAAGGCGTTTTTCTTGGATAGTTTGCCCTCAGCAGCGAAGGAACGAGCTTTGTTCACTACTGTTCCCTGTGCGGCATTCATAGGGACAAGGGAACTCTCTCTCATTCCAGCTCCGGTGACTTCGGCAACACAAAGAACCTTGTCTCCATCCTCAGTTTCATATTCGATTCCCGGGAGGTGGGGACAATCTCCGGATATGATATCATTCCGACAGATAGAACAAATATATGTACCAGCGGAACGACCTTCCATCGGGGCTATCGAAAACCCAATAGAACCCCTGCGATAAACTCCGCCCCGGATATTCTTCTCAATATCATCAGTGGTCATATTACCGAGACCGGTGTTTAGACCACGCAGAATGTAATAATGACCGAGAACGTGAAGTCCCTCGTATCCTTCCCGGGGAGTGAGTTCTCCGCCGAAGGATGAGCCAATAGGCATATCAAGGGCTCCCCCTCCAAACATCCCCCCGCCATGAGCGAGCTGAAGGGCTCGACCGGATTGAAGGTCAGATACAAAGTTGTCCAAAGATGAGCGAGTCATTCTGGTTGAATATGCGTCCCGGAGTTCGTTGGAAATCCACATCGGAAAAATGAATACATCTTCACGACTCAAGGTGTCTTTTGAAATCCGGTTGATTGAATCCATCTCGTGATCGGTGAGATTTTCCCCGGAACGACACTCCTGACTTACTATCTCGGTTGATATGCGGTCCCCATCGCTGTCATCCGCAGCCAACTGGTTGTTTCTTGTAATATCAAAACCTAAATCGCCGAGATTAGTTTCCCGCGCACGGAAGTTATTCCTTTTCATTTCCAACTCCTTATCAAGTCCTATTTCTTTTTTATGTTGATTGAGATGATCGTTGTTATCCCCGGCTTTTGACAGGGCTTCTATGAGTCCCGCTTTGCTGAGAAGAAGTTCGCCGGAATCATATTTCCCGATAGATCTGTTAATGGAACCATTCTTAACCCAGTGATGAGGATATTCTCCGTCAGCCATTGCTAAGTCAGGAAGTTTCTTTTTATCTATACTTGACCACCGGGGTTCCCTCAAATCTATTTTGGAGTTATGAACAAGCTGAGAACGACCGGGACCGGGACGAGTTGCCCTTCTCATTTTTCCCCCACATTCAGGACAAGTGAGATCAGCACAATGACTTTCTGAGGTCATTTTGTGACCACAATCAATGCACTCACAATCATATTCTTCTCTGTCGGTTCGGGTCTTTTTTGTCATTTTATCTGTTCCCATTGTCTATCCACACAGGGATGAATTTGTGTGTCTCCATATTGTCTTCTTCCCTACTTATGTTCTTTTTGGCAACTTTTTTAGCGAGAACATCTCCCCTCATCTGTTCATCTGGACGAACCATCGGGTCAATTATATTAAAAACAGCCATATCCTTCCCCTATTTATCCCCAAAATTAGGGATTGATTTAATCTCTTCACAGAAATTGGCGTCGGACTTCAGCCAACTAATCACTCTGTATTTCCGCAGATTAAGAATAGCGATTGATTCCAGAGTCTTAAACCCCATTCTGGTCAGGGCTAAGAATGATTCCTTAACCGCAGACTCTCCACGATCACGCTCTTGGCTTTTTGTGCAAAACATATCCATTCCTCAATAACAATCCTTTCGCTTCTTCTATTCCCCCGGTTGTCCCGGTTCCCGCTGCATCTCCCCCTCCTTCAATCGTTTCACTCGCCCCAGCTCCAAACATAGCAGTCTCTTCACCCTCGGCAGTTTCCGCGTCAATCAACATCGAAGCCGCTGTATCGTGGCTGATATATCCAGCGTCACGGATGAAGGTTACTCTCTTCGCCTTCATCAATTCCGCTTCCTCCTGCTGAAATGGGGACTCCGTGGGAATGGGGTCATACACCAACTCGGCGTTCCCTTGCATACCTGCAAGATTAAGAGCGAAGGTTAAGGCATCGTTGACTATCCGGCTGGCGCACTTTTGGAAACTCTCAACGGTTTTGACCTGAATCTTCCACTGGACAGAACCATAGGTCTCAGTTATTCCCCGGTGTTTGTTAATGAAGATGGTGAGAATGTGCATCGCGTTTGCGAGGTTCTTATCAACGGTGTCCATAATCGCCCGTGCGTTCGATCCGAGGGCTTGGCTGGGTTCCTTGATATCCACTTTAACAGCATCGGTATGGATGAAGGCGTCATCGGGGTCTATATGAGCATATTCTCCTTTAATGAGGTCCATCTGTGTGTCCATAAACTCAACGAGTTTTTTTGGATTGGCGAGGATATTTCTCGGTGCGTTTGCCCGGATTACTTCCTCAAGAATAGATACATCCAGCCGGGGCCACGCCTGATTGTGGGTTACTCTCTGAAGATCATCCATCATCTGCATTTGAAAGAAGATAATCTGAAGCATAGAGACTATGGGGGAAACACCGATAGGATTCCCAATATCGACATCGAGGGGAACATAATAAAATCCGGCCTTCTCTATCCTCTTCATTCCGGTCATCTGCTGTTGATAAGCAACGTATCTTTCCTGTCCATCTGTCATAAGTTCAGACTTGAATTCGAGCGTAGCGGGGTCCACTGCAACTATATCAAGAACAGTTCTTAGATCAGGAGCAAGGATAGTTTCACAGGAGGATGCTCCTAGAACGAGCGTAGTTTTATGCAGCGAATCCAAGAAAGCGTCAAAGCCGCCACGTTCCCGGTTCACGTTAGCAATCACCTCGTTCATTAAGTATTCATAGCCTTCTATATTTTCCGAACCATCGAGATTTGAACACTTGAGCGTCCAGCCGGAAGCGGCGAGGCGGAGGAGGGTCCAGATAGCCATTGAAGCGTCAGGATTGAGGTAATGGAGGTTTTTAAGGAGGGTTGTGGTTGGATAAAGTCGGAGTGCGTCAACATCCATATCGAAGATATATTCTCTCTTTGAAACAAAGCCGGAGCCGCCCCCATAACTCCCGAGAATAGAAGCTCGGGTGGCTTGACCGGATTCTATCTTCCCGGCGAGATTCTGTCGCAGAGGAACAGAGCTTTCCTTTTTCTTCGGAGCTCGTTTCAATTTGCCTTTCAGGGAAAATAGTTTTTTCATTTGATCCATCCTTTCATTCCACCAATTAAAGCGGTTGTTCCTACGCGGGCGTCCTCATCCCGTGGGAGAGGGATGGGACTGAAAGCAAGAGCAAGGGCATCGGCTCTGTCTGGAGATTTCATTCCCTTTAATTCAGGGTTTCTCCTCAGTTCGTCCTTACTCAATAGTTTAAGCACTATTTTATTAGCCTTCCTCCTGTAGTCAACCATCGTCCTTTGATAGAGTTGTGATTTTAATACCGGGTCATCCGGAATTGATATCGGTTCGTTTGCAAATATATTAGCCAGATAAGCGAACATCTCCGTTCCCCAATCATAATAAAAATCAGGGTCTTCAGCCTTCATTCCGAAGTTAATGGGAATAGCCATAAACCCTTCTGCGAGAAGGAGGTCCGTCAAGCCTCCCCCGACACCGCCGTCGTCTACTTTGATCGGAATTTGCTTCTTTATCTCATATCCTTGAAGAAGAGACTTCACTCTTCCCATACACCACGTTATTCTATCCTTCCCACTATGAATGTAAAAATCCGCTTTGAATCCGTGGCGAATAACAATTACAGTTTCATTTTCACCTCTGCGGGCCACATCTATTCCAACCTCTATGTCCCCTCCGGGACCGGTGGTCCGCTGTGACGCGACTTCCACGTCTCTCAAACTGATAAGCGTTGTCGTGCTGAGTTCCGGAATCTGTCCCATAACCATTGATTGATAAAAAGGACTATCTTCCCCATATGACTTTCTCGCTTGCTCACACGCTTCGTTACTTACATTGTCGCTTTCCCATCCGGTGCAAGTTAAATGGTTCCAATTCGCCGCCTTGTTCGGGTCGAGCGAAACCTGACAGAATTCCCCGATAGGAGCCATTGGAGGAGTTCCGGCAATTAACCATCTTTTGATTCCGCCCTTTCCTCTTAACAGCCGTTCCCCTCCTCTCCAGATGGGGTCCGGGATTCCTTTGGCTTCATCGAAAATCAACAAGATATTCTCGTTATGCCATCCCTCAAAACTCGCTTCGTCCTTCGTTGAGAAAGCCACCATAAACCACTTGGTCTCTTTCCTCACTTCCAGATACTTCTCCATCATCCGACCGCGCAATTTAGAATGTCTCCCGTACCACATCGTCTTAACTTCAGCCCAGAACTGTCTCCACACCTGTCTGTCCGTCGATGCGGTTACTACAACAGTGCATCTCGGGCCAAACGCAAAGAGAAACCAGATCGCGATCGCGGCTAAAATAAAACTCTTGCCGATCTCATTAGCGGTCTTGACATCCGTCCTTTTATTAGAAAGAACAGACCTCGCTATTCTCTTCTGAAATTCATAAAGAGAAATTCCGAGATTATGCTCAATCCACCAGACTGGATCAGTCCTGCATTTCCAAGCTAAGGCTCTCTCTAAGTTTTCTTTGCTCTTCTGTTTCGCCTGGTAACGCCTCAGATGTGTCGGGAGTAAACTCGGGGAGTGCGCCTTTATTAGCCCGCTTTTTGCCTTTTTGACCATCGCCATCAAATATCTTGGACATTAAATCGTCCAGAGTCTCCAGTTTAGTTTTATCAATTTTAATGTCATATACATTCTGCCAATCAATAGAAGTGAGTCCTTCTCGGGCGAGATTGCATAAGACAAATATGAGAGCGGTGACATCAGCCGGACGGTTCTTCCTGACGGTCTTGTCGATGACCATCTTGGTCGATCCGTCCGGTTGGTCCTTGCTCTTCCTGTGTTCCTCTTCGTAAGTGTATCCAATCGCCCGTTGAAGCATACTCCGCTCCACCGATTCCGCGCTCGACTCGACGAAGGTCTTTGTCGCGTGCTTCAGGTCTTCCTTGATCCACTCCCAGCCCTCGTCTGAAGCCCAATCATAAAGAGTTCTTTTCCCCACCTGAGCGTTCTTACAAGCCTGAGTGAGATTAAGCCCCTTATCAAGCAGAGCGATGACCGCCTTAATCTTGGTATAACGCTTCTTGATGTCTTTAGGCTTTAGTTCCCGCTTCATCTTCCCGCTCCTTGGCCCTTGCTGCAACCATCTTCTTGTGCCATCCCTTTGCCGGTCCACCAATTATCTTCACTATATTGCAGCCGCAGTCCGGACAAATGCCTCGGGCTATCGGGGTGAAGTTCTTGGTAACATCCGGGGTTGGGTTTTTCACTTCTTTGTGAGCCTGACATCTTAAACAATACATATCCATTTTAACTATCCTCCTACTTTAATTGGTTTTTGGCTACATTTTTATTGATATGACTCAACCGGAGTTGCCAAACAGTCCCCCGCCATCAGTTCCAGAGCCCTTGCATCGACATTCTCGCCGGTGATGGGGACCTGACGGACAAGGCGTTCGATGGCACTCTGGATTATCGCGGCTTGATCTTGCGCCATCCTGAATTTGAGCGTGACCCACCGTTCATCGTCCTCGTCAGGTCTCGTCTCGTCCCCTGATTTATAATCTTCCCAGTCGAAGTCCGCAAGTTCTATGAGATTTTTGAGTTCGTCCTCGGGATATGGGAGGAGTTCGGCGAGATCGGCAAAATCCATTTCATCAGCAAGTCCTTTTATAAGGTCTGCCTTCTTAATAGTATCGGCTTCCCCGTGAAGTTCGTTCATTAAAATGGTAAGTTGTTTTGCCGCAGCATCAGAAACAACCCCTAAATTCTTTACGGCTATCTTCCCTTTGGGGATTTTGTGGTCCTTCTCGGGAGTTGTAAAAATATCAATTCCCTCGGCGTGAATCTCCCTCATAGCTCTATATCTGTGTTCGCCGTCCAGAATCTCAAGTTTGTCCCCCACCTCCCGGACAAGCACAGGCATAACGAAACCAAACTTCTCAATGCTACGCTTTTCCCTTAAATAAATAAAATCACTCTGTTCGTTCGGATTCCACTCGTTTGGCTCCAACTTGCTTATCGAAACCAACTCTTCCATTCCTTTTTTTTCTGTCATCTTCTATCCTTTTATTTTGAAATTACATTGCGACTTTCATCAAAACGCCGATCGTGGGGATTGTAGGAATATGCGTCAGTATTAACTACCCGTTGGAGTTTATCGAAGTCATATCCATTCGTTACAATTTCATCATAGTCATCCCACTTAATCCCTCGGTGTGCCCATATCCGAGTTGTTTCCCATTCCCATTTAAGATAGAACAGAATTTCCAGTTGATTGCGCTGCTCATAGTGAATATGCCTCCCCATCCACTTCCTCATAACATCATCTTTTACAGCTCTGGAGGCGCAATATTTTTGAAATTGGAGCCACGTTGAACTATCTATCGTATAGAAAGGATACCTATCAACCGGCTTTATAGATGACATCCCAAGTCCGTGAACCCTGACCTTATCCTGAGTCCGATAAAATACATAATCCAGATAAGCCTTCTTCTGTTTCTCGTTCAGCATCATCCCGGCTACTCCCCCGATTCCGATGTAATCATAATCCCGGACCATATCGTCGAGCAAGTCCCGGTGGTCTGACGCATATTCTGAATAATGATAAACGGGGATGGGATTATATCCGAGAGTTTCCAGTGTCTTCTGGTTTTTCTGGGATTCCTTTAGATTGTTAGAGTCCAGATTGAAGCATCTGAAAAACTTTCCACAAAATGATTTACTTCGGAACCGGTCAAGAAACTTGATATAATCCTGAAGGTGGATATGTTTATATGCGACACGTGCAGAGAACCCACCGGAATCGACTATGACCGATTTATCCGTTCTCTTATCTTCAAAGATTCTGGGAGGCTTGGACAGAAAGAACAGGCTCGCCATATAGCGTTTGGCTGGCGATCTGGACAACATCTTAGTGAAAGGATTTTGCTCAAATCCAGCAAAAAAATACTTGACGGTACACCTCCTATCCCAAAGGATAATATCCCCTCGGATTAACAATAGGAAGGTCCGAGTATTCCTTATTCAAATAAACGGGCTGAATAAAATAATCTTGAGTCCTACAGGCTTTAATAGCCAACTCCTCGGTCTCGAATATCCCCTGAAAATCCCACGAATATCTCCCCGTCCCGAGAACTTCATCCCGGGACTGTCCACACAACCACCATTCTTTACTCATTACAAGCCTCCTTCTGTTTTTTTAATCGAGCCATACCCTCCTCCTTAGTTTGCAAATGAGGCCAATAGACACAATCTGCATCCACCGCTTTTTCTGGAAACATTGTATTTAATTTTACCTGAAAAACAAACCAATCTTTTTTGCAATTTTTAACAGCATCGTGTTCCTCTGTAAACGCCCCCTCACACATCCAGCCCAATTCGTGACCAGAAGAATCTTTTATCACATTCCCTATAAGCCAAATGTTCATTTTAGTCTCCTTTTTTAGTATTATCTTTACCCTATTCCCGGACCATCGGGCGGATCAATCCAACACATAAAAACAACGCCACAAATAATTATTATAAACCTCCTTATTATTTATACTTCATTGCCCCAAGTATCCCAACCTTCTGTCTGTTGCCGGGCGAATAGTTCTATTTTATTTTGTGTGGGGAACATTCTTTCAATTCTATCCCTGACCTCTATTGGCTTGACGCTGTGTTTGCCTCGTCTTTTAGATAAGAATTGCCGTTCGTTCCGTGTTCCCCTTGGGGTTGGAATCCTACCTACCTTCCCAACAAGACAGATTTCAACTTCTGACATAGTGTAGTGTCCTGGATTTGCCAGTTCCTTATTCCATACAAATGCTATAGTTGAATATAGAAATCCCCAAGACTTCATTACATCTATACAATCATCTAACATAGGGGATACTACCCACAAAAACAACAAACAGTCTTTATCTGTAATTTGTTTTATCGGCAATATTTTTAATTGCGATAGAGTTAGTGTAGGATAGTGTGTATTTATCTTCCCATTCAATATTGACTTGGGTGCTAGAGATTCTTTTGTTCTATACTGCCAAGCTGGGTCTGCATAAATAATCTGATATTTCTTATCTGGAAATGGAATCATTTTATGTTTATCTCAGAGCCTCGTTAATCTCAAGACAATGCTGACAAGTTCCACAAGGCTCCGGCCCCCGACCATAACACGACCACACTCTCGAAATGTCAATCCGGTTCCTCTTACAATATTCGATGAGCTGCTTTTTGGTATAGTCCGCCACGGGAGAGCTGATATCATATCTAACCGGCGTGGTTGGAGTGGACATCCCAAACGACAGAGACGATTCCATAGATTTAAAGAACTTGGGAGAGCAATCACCGTGAGTATTGTACTCTCCGCCGGGGAGCTCTTCCTTGTGGGTCGCCAAGAGAAAGCGCGTTGATGGATTCCTTCGATTATAT